ATCGAACCGCCCATCTTAATTCAATAGTATATGAAAGAGATGATGTTAGGGGTGTTAGGGCTATCATACCACTTCGTCTATCCTAGCGGTTTGCAGCACATCGTTTTCATTCTTTTTTTCCGGTGGGATTTTCACCGATGCTACATCGTCTTTGAATTCTATAACAATCGGCCCTTCTTCGGTTTGTATTTCCATCCTCATTGGTTTGAATTGAGGACTATGCTCACCTTCTCTATTTTCATTTTTAGGATCGGCAAAGGTTGTTGCGCTTTCATCCACCAATTCAGTAGGGCCGGTTGGTGCGGTAATATCGGCTTGCATACCCGACCATGCACCGCCGTCTGCTGATGCCCTATTCATTCGTGGGAATGCGAAATTTTCTATCACATCGTCATCTATTGCCTCATTTACAGTCCAACGCCTATCTTCTGTTCGCTCAAGACCATACTCACCGGCATATAATTCTAACATCTTTTCATTCAAACCATCGACTTTACTAATCAATTCCTTAGTAGTTAATGCCTTATCATCAACGGTAATCGCTTTTCTCGCATGAGTCATTATGTCTGATATATCGTCTGTATCTTCATCATTGACTTCGGGTGCTTTCTTCAATTTGCGTTTTTTCGGCTTAATCGAATGAATTGCATTGTATGTCCCTGCGGTCGAAGACGTTACCGTTCCGCCTGACGAAGCACCCGCAGCACCACCGCCCGCGCCGCCTCCTTCTTTGAGAATAGATGCAACAACAGGACTCCAAAGTGAAAATTGGTCTTTTGCATTCTTTACCAAATACGAAGAACCGTTGTATTCTTCGATGTATGTTCCGTTATCGTCAGAAGACAATTTAGCAATAACGGGGTTGTAAATTGAAGGATAATGCAACAAAACGCTAGAATCCCTCACTTCTATTTCAGGTAAAGGGGGATGGATTTTTGCTTTGCTAACATCAGTTTGAGCATAAAGAACCCATTTTGGATGCACTTCTTTACCTTTCATAAATGTCGAAGTGGAATCTCTTAGCAGCAAATCTTCGCCTTTCATAGAAGCGATTGTCTTCATCAGTCCATCCGAATCAGCAGAATTACAATTAGCAGGTGATGGGAAATGTATGTTTTCCGTTGTTTGATAAAGGGTTTTCAAAGCATTAATGCGATCTTCTAGTGTTTCCATGTGCATATCTGTTCCTTTATGCAATAACAAATCAACTACATTTAGTGTCTTATCATCTAAATAGGCATCAAATATGAAATCGCCTGTTATGTCTTTCAAATCCTTTTTGATATCATTAGGTAAATTAGTGGGTTCTATTTTTCTCCCCTTTTTCTTTACTAACAGGTGTTTTCCGTTAGGTTTTGCTTGAACTATCCAATCGCCACTAAACCCTTTGATATCGTCAATATCCCCTATGTCTTTCAATACATGAGCCGGTTCAATTGTTTTATTGAATACGCCTGTTGGCTCATAATCATCCGATTTATGCAAATCCATAGTTAAGGAGGGATAACCATATTGATTAGGAGATAAAGCATTAATTTCTTTAGGTTTTGTTGATATTTTACGAGATTCATAACTCAAATCCGCCGCCTTTACCATGCCTTCATGTGCGGTTCTTTGCATAATTTCAAACGGGGTTTCTGATAATGCAAACTCAATTTCATTATTTTCCGTATTCCAACGCCATGCTAATGTCGCCGGCATCAAATGACCCCACGCATCTGTATTACCTGTATTGAATATTGGCGGCACTACCGAACCGCTAGATGGATGAACCGGCCCAAAACCGCCTTCGGACATAGATACTCCGCCCCTTTCAACCATAGGGGATTTTGCATTTGGCGATTGAAATTGCTCGCCTCTCATCAATTGATAATTAGCAGCAGCAGCCAATTGTTGTATGTTGCCTCTAGCAATTGTATTAGCCTGAATATCCTCTATATCAGAAGGGGCTAAAACATCAGGGCCGAATTGAGAATAAACAGATTTAGCCATTTCAGCCATTGTTAGCACCATTTCATCGTCAGATTGTAAGAAATGCTGATTATGTATGTCGTGGAAATCAGTATTAGAATTAGGATGACCGCTTCGGAACATACCTATCATTGGCGAACCCATTTCAGACACTTGTAGCAAAGACCTTCCAAATCTGCTCATTTTCATAGCATCTGATGGAATAATCATACGGCCTCCTTGACCTACAATTTCAGAAGGGTGCAAATGATGTTGGTTAGCAGCGTGACTCCAATTAGATCGTCGGCGTTGAAAGTCTTGGAAGCCAACTCCCGATGCTGATGATAAAATGTGATTTAATTCGGGATATTCATTTGATTTTACAGGAAAATGAGAACCGCCGCCCATGTGCGCCCCATCAATCGGAATTTGATGTAATAAGAAATCTGTAAGCCATGATTCTGAAAATATCTTAGGGTATGACTGTGAAAACACTTGACGAAGCGAATTCAAATCTCGACCTACTCCGCCCCAATACTGATACGGTTGCCACCAATGATAATTATGGCCTTCACCTATTGGTGTGTATGGCGATATAATATCATCTGAACCTGTTTCACTATCATGTGCAGCCGTAGGGCCGCTTCTATCGCTTGGCCTAGACCACCATGCGGCTAAAGGAGTATATCTGCCTCTCCAATTCCGTAATGCTCTATCCCATGTTATTCCCGCTTTTTCTTGCATTTTTTCCTTTGCTACTTTAGCCTCGACAGAATCTAAGGATTCTGAATTTGCTAAGTCTGATAACAGATTTAGGAATGTTTCTCTTTGCTCGGCGTTTTGAAATTCTAAACCGAATAAATGAGGTAGCAAACCATAATTTTCACTCAAGTCTGCTCTTTTCTCATTTTTCCATTCATCATCATTGTAATACGATCCGCTTCTTTCTCTATCAATGGCATAATGGTCTTTCATCGTCATAGAGGGAGAGCCAAATAGCATTTTTTCCTCTTGTGATAAATTCAACATTCTTTCAGATTCGTGGTGATTATCTAACATATCCATAAATCGCATTGTATGTTCGACATATTCAGGGTTGCCATGTGCAGCCCCATGCAATAAGGGGCAACAGTTTGACTTCATACCAAAAGGATGATGTTCGCCAAATCGATTATCAGGACTCGCTACGGGCCAATCTGAAAGATAAGATGTTGCAACTTTAGTATGACCTGCTAAATATTCTTGAAGATTTTGAGGAATAACCATTTCAGATGGTGGAATAGGTTGCTCTAAATCTCTCATGGTGTAGGGAGATTCTTCAACAACGGCAGTTGATAATGCCGCTATGTCCTGTTTAGTGATTTCATTATTATCTAAAGCAGATAAATATTCAATCAAAGGGGGCTTTACACCCATATTGCTAGATAAGACTACATCGGTTCGCAATCTTATCTGTTCGCTAGACATATGCTCACTTCTCAAAGGCGAGCATATACCTTCTCAAGCAAATCGCCAATTTCATCGACGATGCCCATTTGCCCATGTGTAGCATTCTTTTTGATTGCGCCTAATGATTCTTCGACCTTTGCAACACTACTGAATGGGCCTATTTTACTGCCCCCATCATTTAAGTGCATATGCAATGAAGACGATGATGTATCATAGCCGGTTTGAGCAACAGAAGGAATGTTTGCAGTTTCACTAATTGCATTAACTGAGGTATGATCGGTGGTAAAAGGAATAGATTGGTTGCCTTGATATCCACCAACTGAATGAACCGGCTCGCCGCCGGATATATCCATAAATCGTGTTGAAGAATTCATAACATCTGCCTCTTTATCGCCATATCCTTTCTTTACGCCACAAGTAGGGCAATCGTCTTCTTTGCACATCCCGCCTTTGCAACCCATTTTATCGTCATCTGAACCTTTGCCGATTTTTTCACCCCTGTCGGATTTGTATGAACCGGCTTCGTCTTTCTTTGGCTTAGACTTAACTTTGCCCTTTTTACCCTTAACTGCTGCAATAATATCGCCTCTAGTAACCTTATCATAAGGTGGGTAATTATCAGCCAAATTCTTATCTTTGCCTTCAACCTTCGCTTTCAACAATCGGACTTCTCCGAGCAATTTGCCTATTGGGGTTTCTTTCATTGGGTCAATATATCTCATGTTTTTCACCGGCTTTGCATTTGCCTTTCGGCATCCTCCCACTCTTGAATTTCATCATGGCGGGATTTGGATTTAGTAATCATGTCGCCTGTTCCGGCGAATGGGCCAACGCTTGATTGCTCAACCTCATCATTACGATTCAACGGATCGTATGTTTCATCAGCGTGTGGCGTGGTAAAGGATATCCACCCATGCTTTCTCATTAGCATAGACGGGTCATCAACGGCTTTCTTCAATGAAGAATTTTCAGCCTCTAATGCCTTTATTCGATTATTCATTTTCTTAACTTCGTCAATTAATTCCTTGACTACTTCGCTCATTTCGTTCTCGTCGCTCATGTTAATCCCTTACATTCCCATCATACCCATACCGCCCCCCATAGGTGGCGTTTGAGGGCTATGTTGGGCCAAAGAATCATGCTTTTCTTTTAATGCCCTAGTAAGTGTTTGAACCATAGTAGTCATTCGCTGCAATTCTAACAAATCATTTTGCATTGAAGATAATACCCTCATATCTATATTGTAAGCCGATGCTTGGGATAAATCTTGATTTACACCTGCTATCAACTCTATTCCTGTTGAAAAGTGCGTATCTATCTCGTCTAATTTCATACCCACAGAAGACTTCGGCGGCCCTGCTTGAGCAACAGGCATATTCATCGGTTGTTGCTGCGTTGAAGCGGCAGCCATTGGGTCATTCTGCGTATTAGCCTGTGGTGATTCGCCTTCTTGTTTCAAGAGTATATCGAAGTCAGGCATGGAAATGCCCTTTCTAATTCTCATGTGGTGTATTCTTTCGGAAATACTACCTCTTTCTGACGGATATACCATTTAATCGCCTCAGACTACAATGTGTTCCCGATAAATCGTATTGGTGCGACCTGCACGGACAACACCTAGAGCATTTGCCCCATCTGCTGACGTGAAATCATTTTCAGAATTGTCGTATTTGCGTATGATGCCCAATGAATCATCGGTAATTTCATTGGTTTTTGCTAATCTATCATGCAAACTCAAATCATCTTTCAAGAGATCGAGAGCGTTGCGAGCGTCTTGCAAATGCTTCTCTATATCATCTCGGTTATTGTGTTCAATCGCCTTCTGCATAGCCTCAACAGATGCTAAAGCGCGGCGAGCCATTGGATCCATTTTGGACAGGATATCAAAACCTTCGGTCATCGTAATCACTCCACCTTTCAAGGGCCATCATTCTTTATTGTTCCTCTTTTGGCATACCGCGTTGGCCCGCCCTGCCTACATTACGCAACTTCTCATCTATACGCTTTTCAGCCGGCGTTTTCATATCTCTTGAGTCGCCCTTTGTATTGCTACGAGATGCCCCCCCTTCATTCCTTTTGATGTGTTCGGGGCTTTCGCCGCCGGACTTTCTTTGGGGTTGGCCTAAATGAGAAATAGGCGGTAATTCCGTTCCATTTGTTGTAATTAGAGCCGCATTTAGGCTACCGCCTTTTTGCACAGGTTCGCCGCTACCGCCGCCTTGTTGTTGAGCCGCTTGAGCCTCTTGAGCCGCCGCTATTTCTTCGGGGCTAGGTTCGCTATACTCAAAGACTAGGTATTTATCGTCTGTCGAATCTCTTAGATGTGCATTGTATCCTGATTGCTTCATTTGCATCATATTACGGATAGCCATTTCATCTCGTCGTAGTTGCATGATTTCATCTTCTTCTTCATGTGGGTTTAGCGTAATCTCCCACTCATCGATTCCAAACGAAGAAAGAAGGAGAGGGAATAACAAACGGTTGTAAATAGACTGAGAATAAGATACAGACCTATTGCTTACAACAATTTGCATACCTTCATTGCTTAATCCACCACCGCTTACATCATTCATAAATACGTTAGATACCCCATAAAATGCCGATATTCTTTGCCGGATATCGTCTTTTATTGGAATGTATTGTAATTCCTCAAGAGTATCCATCATACGGACATACTCTAAACCACCACGCCCGGTTTCGGTTTCAACCCCAATAGTAGGGACATAGTTAGGATCGCGTTCCAAATGTTCCTGAATATTACGAGCCGTTCTTTCGACCGTTTCCATGTTTGAGGATTTGATAACCATTACACCTCTCGGCATTCTTCTCTTTTGATATGCAGAATAAACGTAGTTATCCATAGCAATGAGCGTATTCACCTGCCGCCACATAGTAGCAACAGGACTACGGCCATACAACTTAGATGGCGACCACTTAGAAATATGGATTACCTCTCCCTCAATATACACTTGACCGTTACCCACACCGGCCAAATTCATGTAATGAATAGGCACTACGGGCATACCCGTCTTCGGACATTTCGCATCTTTATCCGATGACCTAAATGACCTATCAACTATGCTAGTGTATTGAGAACCGCCTCTTACACCTCTCTTATCTGCTAAAATACGCATAAAGATTGGATCTGCGCGGGATACTTCTTTGATACGATAAAACATAGGTTGTTTGGATTTAGGGTCAATGAAATATTCTTTTGTTAGAATCAAATAAGCATCATCAACGATATTCAAATCCATTTCCACTTCTCGCATGACTTCTATGAAATTCTGAGTCATTCGGTTAAAGCCACCAATTATTTCTTCTGCGTATTCTATTTGGTTTCTATCTGCCCTTCGTGCTTCACCTTGACACGTTGGACACGTTTCATGTTCCTGTTGGAATTTTTGAGAACATTGGGTGCAAATAGATACGAATTTAGGCTTCCATTGCCAACCCTTTCGGAATGTTTCAACTGATAGATGTTGAAGAATTGAGCGTAAAACCATGCACTCATAAGCCGCAGCATACAAAGCAGGTATTGTAATTCCTTGTAGCAAAGGCGGCTCTTGAATACCTGCGGTGAATAAAGGCATAGAAGGTAATGGGGTGCTATGCCTCTCCATCTCCATACCAACTGCGGCAAAAATACGATTCATTTTCTTATCATCCATTTATGGATACCTCCTTCTTTATGTTCAAAAAATCAGAATATGATATGTTATTCTGCTTAAGAATCTCGGTTTTTTCAGCAGGTGTCGCTAATCTATCGTGTGCAAATACGATTAAAGCGTCACGATCACCTTCTAATGCCTTAGCAATAAGGGCGCATTCTTCATTATCAGATATGTAAGGCAAAGAAATATCCAATGCCTTCTTTACCGCAACATCGCCTTCGATTACAATACCTCGACCACTAGCAGATATATTTTCAACGCCTAATTCCTCTTTCAACGTATCAACATACCACGGGGCATTAGGCGCGTTAAATTTGATATCAATTCTAGGTATTAATCTTGAATCTAACTTGACTCGACCGCCATTATCAATCAAGCCGGCTAAAAATTGGTCTGCATCCTTTAACAAAATATGATGCCGTTTTACATCGTAAAACAAACCCCTGCCCACAGATTTACTAAATTGGCCCACAGATATTATGTCGAATAAAAACCCATGAGATTTGATTAAAGATGAAATTTCAGCAGCACTCGCACTTACGCCATAACTCCTTAGAGTCTGTGCGTTCAATGCGCCTCTTTCTATTAGAATGCCCGCACATTTAGTCAAGATATTCTGCTCTCTTTGAGATAAACGACTTGACTTATCTATGGTTGAACGCCATGTCTTCTCAGCATCCTCTTTTCCGGCATCATCTGAAGAAGTCCATGATTTCACAAAACGTCTAAACGGCAAATCTAATCTATCGGAATAAAGATTTAGCGAATCATAATCTAAATCGGTCAAAGGCAACTCATCAACTAAATTAGGAGATACACCTACAAAACTATCTAAAATGGCCTTTTTTTCCATTTTTAATAATGGTTGAATAGCATCTAATGTTTTGAGGTCATTTGCTTTAATCAACAAATCAGCCATTTGTCTGCCCGTCATACCATAATTTTCGGAAAACCACGTTCTAGTAATAGGAATTGGATCTAACTCCGCGCCCGGTTGTTCAGGCGTGTCTGATTGGGGATTATCCATTCCCTCTATCTGAGCCTCACGGCGATGCTCGTTAGGATTAGCCATTTCTTCATTTGGCTTTTCCGTCATATTTCTTCTCCGTTCTTCTATTTCACGCAATTTCGCTTCGGCTGCATTTTGTTCTGCGTTTAGTGATTCTTCCTCAATTGCATCAACTCCAATCTTCAATAAAGCATCTGCTAACGTATCGACGGTAGGCATTAGGTGTATATATTCAACGTCAGACATCCGTTACACCTAGCCTACTTTGCCATACATTACTATCAAGGATAACTATGTTTTCTCGGTATTCCTTAGTGGCTTGAACAGATAACGCTAATGCAATCACCATATCATCATGCCCACCTAGACTTTCCATTCTGCCGTTATCAAGCATAGTAAATAAGGATAGTTCGTTTAGTAAGGTATTCATGTGCCTACGAGTCGAACCTTCTTCTTTGTATGGAATGGATAAATGGTTTTGCTCAAAATGAAGTTGTAAAGTATGAATCAAAGCCTCCTTCTTCATTCTATTCATATTGAATGGTTTTATCGGCAAATCGCTTATTTCTTGCAACACTTGATTAAAAGCCATAGCGAAGTTATTTGTTTCTAACTCAATAATAACAGGATTGAACCTAGCATTCAGTTCAATGATTTTATCTATTTGCGAATTGAAATCCATACCTTTTTCGTGATGAACATGGACAACGTGCTTCTTTCTATTTTCATCCATTGCAATAACCATCATACAAGTATAGTCTGCGCTTCTATCGGGACTGATAGCCGGATCCCAACCTATGTAGTAATTATACTCTCCATCAGGGTCAGGATAGTAAGACAAAGCCATAGTATCGTCTTTTGCGTTTTCCAACATTTCTTCGGGGAATAAACTCGCTTCACTAGCAATTGGCTTACACAGATATTCTCTCGTAAATGCTATTGAAGTCATTTCACTTCTCCTTTGATTAAGGGCTTCTAACGACCACCTCTCCGGCCAAAGTGGTTCTCCTGTCGGCTCATCGATTGCCGGATATTCTTTTACTGCATACCCGTCTAATTTTCTTAATTCGGAATACAAATCAGTATAGGAAAACGGAGTTCCTACAATACACAACTGCGCCGTGTGGTGAAGAACAGGCAAAAGAGCCGTATAGAACCACGTTGAGATAGATTTCAATTGTGTTTGCGCTTCACTAGAAAGAATATCGTCAAGCACTACAATATCGGGGTGCGCCCCACGAACCGCTTTACCAACGGACATAGCACGAATAGATGATTTGTTAGACATACGGAATAATTGCTTTGCCCAACCCCTTTTCGGCTTTAGGTGCTTCAAAGCCGGTGTAGTCATTATCAATTCATCCATTTTGCCCATGTGGTCGATAGACTGATGCTGACTGTGGCTGAAAAACAAAACTTCTGTGCCGGGATTGTAGGCCATTTTCCATAACAAATAGCATCTAAAAAATACAGATTTCCCGTGATCACGACTAGCAATTACGCAAATTTTCTTATTTTTTTCTGAGGTTTCATACCATTCTTTGTGAAAATCGGCTAATTGAAAGCCGCAAATATCTTCAAAGAAAAAACGGAAATCTCGCCTACCCATTTCAAAATCAACTTTGCTAGTCAGTTCTAGCATAGCGTCGCTCAATTAGCCCACCCCTTCGGCAGTAGGCTTGTATCGGCCTCCATTTGAGAGGATTTGGTGAATGCAGAAGTCGGCAACAAAGATAAATCATCGCCACTATTCAAATTAAATCCATCGAGGTCTTTTGGTTCTTGAGGCTCAATAATAGGTTCTTGTTTTACAATTGGAATATCCGCAATGGATGTTTTTGGTTTCATATCGTTTAATTGGAATGCGTTTGGATTATCAAAAGGATTTGCGAATGGGTCTTTTACAACAGTCCATAAATCGTTCATTGACTCATCGTTTGATTTAATTTGCTCTCCTGTTTTTCTATTTATTGCAACAGATTCAGGCATTGGAAAATACAAAGGAATAGGCATTGACCTATTTTTTGGTTGTCCATGAAATCTTTTACCATATGATTCAACAGTATCGTATTTACCATAAGTAGTTTCAGGAACGCGGGCTTGACCTAATGCCTTTTTTGGTAATTTTAAGTCACCCAATGGCACTTTTACGTCAGGATTAGATTCGTGAAATGCGCTTATTTCTTCGGGGGCTGATGCAGTAGCATACCAACCTGTTTTTCCTTCTATTTTCACAGGATTTCCTTGAACATCTAATATGGGAACGAGATTATTTGGAGAATTGGCTAAGGCTTGATCTGCATTATCCGTCAAACGTGTTTGCGCTTCGTTTTTGCCTTTCAAACGCCCGCCGGGTCGTGATTCGGGAAACGAAAATTCGGAGGGTGTTGGTTCATCGGCTTCTGCGTTTATTTCTGCTTTAGGCGGCTCACTAACTATCTCATCCTTCTTTGCTTTCTTCGCCTTAGTCTTAGGCTTAGGGATTTCAGCAGATTTAGGAGGTTTGCTAGTAATAGCCTCCGCCTTTGGCTTTTTCACTTTACCAACAGGCGGTTTAGGGATATCGGCTACTCTTTCTTCAACCTTCGGCGTAGCCTCTTTAGGGGGTTGTTCGGCAGGTTTAGGTGTGTCCTTGACTTTAGGTTCTTTGCGTTCTCCGCCGTTTTCCTCATTGCCTTTTTTGCCCTCTCCGGTATCGGGTCTAGGTTCTTCGGCCACTTGATCTCCGACCACGGGTCTTTCTCCGCTTCCTTCTTCGACATTGATTTCAGGTTGAGGTTCGTTTATTGATAACTGTTGTTGTCTTGCGAGATTTCTTTGTCTATCTGCCTCAAATAGCATATCTAATATTCTCATCTTTTCTTCCATCGTGTTTCTGCGACGAAAGAATTTCTCTATGTCGTCATCGCCTTCTTTGGCGAAGTCCCACGCTTCTTCAAAGGCACTATCGGTAGGCATCTCTTATGGCCTCCGTAGTCTGACGATTTCTAATCATTTCACGAAGTCCAATTGTTTCCATTTCCGATTTCAAAGTTGAGAGGGGCGCACCCTGCTCAATAGCAGCCATGTTTTGCCTACCTGCCCGCCTTTGGGATAAATTGTATGCGCCTCTAGCCAAACCGGATAATCCTAGTGTGGCTACATTAGAAAGAAGACCTGTGCCTATTCCGCCTCTTGTATTTGCACGTTCCATTTCTTGCTTATATTGCTGATTTCTTAGATTTTTATTGGGGGTGAATGATTGCTGCTGCGGTTGTTGTTGTTCCGGTTGTTGTTGTTCCGGTTGTTGTTGTTCC